AATAGTACCCATTACATGTTCACCCTCTCTCCTTAGACCTTTTGCATCTACAAATTTTCCTACTTTAGATTTTTCAAAGTTATCCCAACCACCTGTTTGATACTTTTGCTTATAACCACCTTTTTGTTTAATTCTTTTTAAATTTTGAATAACATTTTTGTCTAATGGTATCTGTGAATATTGATCTTTACCAGCTATTATTATATCATATCCTTGATCTTTAAGTTTTTGTAACTTTTCTCTACTCCATGTCTCATCTATATTTATATGATAAGGTTTTGAATATCTCATATTTGCTTGAAACATTTGCTTACTACTTCCGTCATATGCGCCTTTATTAGGACCAAACCAAGCTAGATTTGCCTCAGTAGAAACTCTTGATGGAGGGCCTTTACTAGTACCCGGAGGACGAGTAACTAGATTGGGACGAGTAAGATCTAAAGGCTTCATTATATTATCTGCTAATTCTGGACTAACTGATCTGTAAACTGTGCTTTTATTTTCTAAAAGTTTTTGATTATTTACTGGAACTTTATATTCAGGAATATTTTTAGTTATAGGTGTTTTCTTTCCAAAAAGTTTTTTAAATCCTTTTTTAATAGCGCTTCCTGGGACAAATGGAAGCATAAATCCTGCAGCATTTAAAGCTGCGCCCCCATAATTACCTGCTCGTAAATCTTTTATAGTGTTTTTAGCATCAATTACTTCTCCAGCATAAGGTAAAAAAGAAGCTGCTAATTCTGCATCTTCATAATTTACTTTTTGATTTTTTCTCCTTTGTTCAACTGCTTCTGGACTATAATCATTAGTTTTCTTAAAATTAAATCCACCTTTTTGCTTAAATCCTTTTTGCATATCTGCATAAGATTTTTTACTTATAGTACTATTTTTTTTGCTTTTAGAAGTTCCTGATTTTTTCTTGTGGTTTATATTATGATACAGACCTCCAGCATGATACTTTCTTACTCCACCTGTTTGATAAGCAGGAGGTGATTCTATTACTGTCCCTGCATAAGGACCAGTTGGTAAATCTTGTATTCCTGGGGGTACATTTTTATAACTTTCCACTAAATGTCCTTGATCATCTATTTTTTGAATATCAATAGGGGCTTCCATCCCAACAGTATTAAATGACTGGTTAGGCTGTACATCAGGGAAAGCCATACTAGCTTGAGTATTCCCCATAGCATGTTGTTCCCTTAATCCTATTTCTTGTTCTTGTGGAGTTTGAGCAACTTGCATTTGTTGCTGTTGTTGGTCTACCTGACTTTGATATTGACTAATTATATCTATTCCTTGGTTTGCAGCATTAAAAACTTCCGTTATACTCCCAGGATACCCAGAAGCTTTAACTCTATTTAATATATCTCTTCTACTTTCGTTTGTTAGCATTAGACTTAGCTATATCTTGTTTTATTTTACTGTCTTCTCTTTTTACTTGATTAGATTCTCTAGAAATTTCAGACTTATCATCCTCTGTCCTCATCTTCTCTGATAATTCCCTCTCTTTTAAATCAAGTTCTCTTTGTTTAACTTCAAAATCTCTAATCATTTTTTCTAAATTAAGAGAATGTCCTTCAGTATCTTTTCTAGATTCAGCGCTAATTAAAGCTATTTCAATATCTTTTTGCCTGTCTTTTTCTTTCTCAATATTTTCAGCCTCTACTGCCATCTGAGCTGCTTCCATTTGCTGTTGTTGCATTGCTTGTTGAGCTTGTTGTTGTGCTTGCTCTAATTCTTCTTGTGCTTTATCTGCAGCTTTAAGATTTTTCTTAATTTGTGAGAAACTGTCAGAATCTAACATATCAGCTAAAGCTCCCGGTTTAGTACCATTTTGCATCATAGATTGCGTTAATCCTTTAATATTTTGTAACTTCTCTTGATCCTTACCTGCGTCAGAAACAAATATCCCGTAATTAGTTTCCATATGCTGCATACTATCTAAATCTAAAAAGTCTGTAGTTCCATCAGGCATAACATACATACTTTTTTTACCTGTTAACCAAGCTTCTTTAGAATAATCTAATAATGCTTGAAAATCTCTTTGTTCCATTCTTTCAAACTTCCTGAATAGATCTTCAGTAATATGTGATGATTGTAATATAGCTTGTTGTGAAGACGCTTTACCTTCATAGGCTCCAATCTCACCTTGTCTTTGCCTACTTACTCCAGATATTTTTTCCCATTCTTGTAAAATAGATTCTAATAGTGTCACATATTGTTGAATAGTCTTAATAGACATATCAAGAACTGATTGGTGTTGCGGATTTAATTGTATCCCTTCTTTATTATAATCTACCCAGGCAATTCCTGTACCTTCAACATAATACATAAATTTATCCATATCCCATTTCTTTGGGATCATATTAATATCAAATTGAGCAATCATGTCTTTACTTTTAGCAATAGAGAGTTCTAATCTATATTTATAAATATTATAATTTAATTGATAAGGTATCCCTAATCTAACTAAAGAAATATTAGATGAGTTAATATCAGAATAACGTCTCCCATTAATAGGGAGTTTACATTTAGAAGGGTTATCTAAAGATAATCTTTGGTGTGAGATTGGATTTATATTAATATAAAATCTCCCGTCAACTCTAGTTCCTTCCCATACTTCATTAACCCATTTCCAGTCTAATTTAGCACCTTGTTCTTTTAATTCTCTAGGCATTCTAAATCCATCTTCTACTTCTAACTCTTCTATCATATTAGTTTCAGGATCCATAAAAGTTAAAAACCCAATTCTTTTCCTAGATTTCCAATAGACATTAACTACTTCAAGCAATCTATTTCTAAATGCATTAGCATCTCTATTAGATGAGTTAGCATATAAAAAAGAAACATCACTCTCAGAATGTCTAGGCTCTTCAAGCTCTAGTACTTGTTGTTCAGTTAAGCTTTCATAATAATTGTCAATTACTGTAGAGGCATGTGCATATTTTCTAACTAGTGCCCAGTCTCCATCTTCAACAAATTCTAAATCTGGATCTAAGTCATAATCTACATCTAAAGGATTTACTACTTCGTAAAAAGGTTCTCCATTTCGTACTCCTCTATGTGTATAGCATTCTCCACTAATCAAATAGTGAAACCAAGCTTTTTGAATCTTATCATAAACTTCTTGCTCTTGAATAATATAATTTAAAGATTGTTGCCCTAAAACTGCTCTATTATCTACATAAGATGAGTCAAACATTTGAGCTATATGTTGAGGTAATTCTATTTCTTGTTCTGGATCAGCCCCTATATCTTGACCCTGATTTTGTACAGCCTGCATAAAATGTTGCTGTAAATTTTTATATATTAATTCTGCTTTAGCACTTTCTTTAATAGAAATACTATCTGCATTTTGTACTGTAACAGTGTAATTGAGGGGTCTTTTAGATTTTTCCCCTAGAAGAAGGTCAATTATGGGTTTAATAATGGGGTAGTTACGCATTTCAGAAGGAAAATTCTTACGGGTTTTCCCATAAGGTTTTAGTACGTACCTATAATCAGAATCATCAATTACACCGTTATAGTAATCATATAATATCTTAAGTTTATCTTTTCTCTGGGAATATCCTGACCCTGAGTCAGATAGATCTATAAATGCTTCAACACATTCTTCTCCCCACTTTTTATTTTTCTTAGTAATCGAGAGTTTTTGTCTCGGTATTTTATCATATCCCATAATTTACAAATTTAATAAAATTTATTCATACTTTTACCCTAATAATAATTTTTCCCTAGATTTTATAAATATAACACTATAAATAGTCACACATATTGTATAAACTGTATTTTAAGGTCAATTCTTCTCCCGCTTCGATCTTATGTAATGTTTTTATTTTTTTATAATCAGTATCTTCATCATCTTCAATTAACTCGCAGTTAGGTGACTCATAGTGATTAATAAATCCACCTAGTGGAGTTCTAATATAATCATGTTGAAAATTTGGATCATAAACATGACTTATACCTATAACCACCTCTCCCGGAATATCTTCTGTAGCGAGAATCCCTGCTCCATGAATTTTTGACGGACCTATTGCTAAGTACTCCGGTAGAGGGTTATAAGGTTCTTTGTTTTTATCTTTTTTCATTTAATAATAATTTTTATCAAACCATTTATCTGTTGCTCTGTCATCTAGTATATCTTTAACTTCCGCATTATATAATTCTCTTGTATGATACATACCAATCATAAAAGCCATAACACGATCAAAATTTCCATAATGATTAAACTTAATTAATTCCGTTAATAAAGCTGGGTCATAAATTTTATGCAAATTTAATAATTGTTTTCCAGATTCATCAGTACTTCTTACACTATTTAACCAATCTCGTATATATATCTCACCTTGACGCTTTCTGGACTCTGTCATATGCATCCCATATTGACGTTTAACTGTCTTACTCCTAAGTTCTCTTTTATCTAACATTTCAAACTCTTCTTGTAACCTATTTAACTTTCTAAATCTTTTTGCGTATGCTATGACCTCACCACGATCGTTCTCAAATCCTATTTTACACCCGTAATAATCTGCTAATAAAAATAAATTTCTATTATAATCATCTTGAGTTTTTGGTCTCCCTACATAAGATGCTACAATAATATCATTAGGCTGTGATACATTATTTGGACGTTTTAATACATAAGCTGCTCCTAAAGATGTAGAGTCAGCCGATTGATTTTGTCCATACGGGTCATGACAAATTACATACATATTTAAAGGTACTTGCTGTTTTTCATTTTTATATGGGGCCTCATATATTACTACAGCTCCAGTTTTATCATCATCTTTCCTATGTGGGTACTTAGTTATTTGCTTTAAATCTCCATCTACAGTAAATTTAACTATTCCTTTAGAATCATGATATAATCTCCCAACTGTACCAATTACATGTAAACTTCTTGCCTTTACATTGTTATATTGTTCTTGTAAAGAAGCTATGTCAAATAAATTAGATGTTACTTGTAATGTGGCTTCTTGAGGAGAAAAAGGGTGCTCTGCTATATATTGGTCTAGAGATTTTGCATCTGCAGCACCCTTCTTCTTTTCCCTCATTTCTTCTTCATACTCTTTAGCGCTCTCTTCTAAAGAATTACCTCCGTCATCTATAAATCCATCTAAATTTTTCTGTATAGGAATAAAATACCCACATTTTGTCCCAAAAGCACCTTCATCCCATATATTCTCATATGCCATACAATCATAAGCTGCAGGATTATAAAATATTTCTTCCATAGCTTCAAAATTAGCACCTTCCGTACCACCTGTACCAAATGCTACCATCATCCCTAATGTTTTACTACCTTGCCTCATTGTTGGCATTGTTACTTCCCAAGCTTTTAATAATCCTGGGAATGATCCTGCCTCTTCAAAGAATACTAACTCCCCTGCTTTACCCCTTACTTTATCTGGAGCATCTTTCAAACTTACCCCCATAATTTGAGACTTCATCCCCATTTCAATTTCAAGACCATTTACTTTTTTCTTATACCCAGACATTTTATTCATCTCCCTATCTCTTAATCTAGGTTGAGACCATGCTGTGTGATCATCTATAAAAGACAAAAACTCCCAAGCTTTTGAGAGTAGTCCATCACCAATTAAGTATTCTTTTTGTGCTGCAAATACAAAGTTTTTACTATTCTTAACAAAAAAGTAATTACGTGCTAACATAGATCCTGCTTTATATGAATATCCTTTCCTCCTTGCTTTTAAAACAATCATATGTTTATTATCTGCTCTAGCTTTATCTATTTCTTTAAAATATGCCCAATCTCCATCATAAAATCTAGGGAAAGTTCGCTCACGTCTTGCTTGTATCGTACCATCTGGTAATTCTTCATCTACAGCTCTATCTATTGGACAATAATTTAAATAAAAATAATGAAATCCTGTAACCATTAATTCATCTACTTCGTACCCGTACATACACCTTCTCTTTTCTTCATCCCAGAAATCATAATACTCTCTAGTTCCAGGTAAAGCTCCTGTATAATAACCTTTTTCTAAAAAAGTAACAGCTGAAGGTCTTACTCTATCTGTGTTAATGAACATTTATCTTTAATCTTAGTTAATTCTGCACATTTCTCATATTCTTCTATTTGTATAAAATATTCAATAACCATGTCTATTATATCCTCAGATCTACCATCTTCTTGAATAGGATCAAAAGGTAAAAAGAAATTATCAAACTCATCTTCTTCTAAAGCATAATAAATATCATCTAAAGTTTTCCGTCTAGTAATTATATCATAAGCATTTTCCATTGCTGTGTTATACATTTCTAAATCTTCTAAAAAATCCATTATATACTATATTTATTTACTTCAATTCCACCCCTATTTGTATTAGCGGCTTGCTCTTCTTTTTTAACTATTTCTTCTAATCTTGTTAATCCGTCAATTACCTTCCCCATTTTTTCAAGATTATTAATTAAATCTTTAGCGTGAAAAATTGGTTTACCATTATCATCCATCACAGTTAAGTCTATATCTCTAAAATACTTTTCTAATTTTACTATTGATTCTTTAGCTGCTTTTAACAATCTTACTGCTGAAGTTTCAATTAATTTTTCATATTTCTTACAAGCTCCTAATACTTTAGAAGAAGGTATCCACTTCTTTTTCCCTCCAAAGATACTATTTTTTACCTCAACTATACGGTGTTTCCATTCATATACTGAAAATGGGGAACGATGATCTACCATAAAATAAACAACAGCTAATTCTTCTACACTTAAACTTTTAAACTCAATTATAGTTAAAGCATATTGAGATGGTACAGCTTTATTATCCACTATATGTATTAAATCATGCTTCATATATTTTATTTTTAGTGTGCACTAATCTTTGTTTTAGAATAATTTTTTTATATTCCATTTCATCTATTATCCCCATAGTAGCATAATACGGGATATATTTTTTATTCTTTAAATATACATCTACCATTGTTTCATGCTCTCCCCCATACAAATACTTTAATATCTTAATTCTATGATTTCCATCATATATTTCATACTCATATTCATTTTTTATAACGGTAGGCTTAACCTTAATCCCATTAATTTTAATATCCTCTATCAATTCTCTCCAAGTTTGCATTTTATTTGGGGGCCATATATTTTTTTCTATTAATTCTTTCATAGAAAATGTTTTAAATTCTTGTCTAGACGTATGACTATGTAATAATTCTTTTATTTTAATTTTAATCGTCTCATAATAAAACTCATTTTTACAATAACAATGTCCCCTTAAAAATTTACAACATCTTAGTAAAAATCTAATTATACTTGCCCTTAAATTATACTTAAGATTTTTTAGTTTCTTTTTCACTTTCTTTATACTCTTTCATAGCTGTTAAATGCTTAACTCTATTAGGATTTACAGACCATTTCCCAAAATATGGAATACGAATTGAATCAAACCCCCCTAAACTCATAATCTTAGCTATATACTTAAATTGATGATTTATCATTTTATCAATTGTGTTTAAAGGGAGATTATACTTATTTGCTAGATAATATATAATTTCTTTTTTATTTTTTATCATCTGGTTGTACAGGTTTAGTATCTGATATTTGTACCTCCCATCTCATTGGTTTATCTGGACAAACTGTTGTTTTCCACTTAGCTTTATGCTCAACTAAACACCCACATAATCCACATCTCATACGTTCTTTTTTTATGTGCGGGCATTTATTACAAGAATCCAATCTGTCCGCATAATCTTCTGCAGTTACATTTTGGGCTCCACTAGCTACATATTTTACTACTTCTTTACTAAATGTCCTTAACATTTGAAACATACTTGGAGGTTTTTGATATAAATCACTCTCTTTGCTTGTCTCATTATCTGTTTTGTCAGTTTTATCTTTATTCGTCATAACATTCTACTTTTATGGTTATTAAATCTCCTTGAGGATTTTGTAATATAAGTATCTCATATATATCAATATCAAAATATGAAGGAACTAAAAACTCAAATAAATCGTCTCCCCTCATATTTTATTAATTGTTACTTTAACACTATTTGTATCTGGATTTAAAAAAGGATTAATTTTATATGTATTCATACTTTTTAATATAGCTCCTTTATCTTTAAATCTCTTAATATAATTATTTAAAGTATTATGATCTTTAATTCCTATAATTCTAGCTACTTCTTTCTTATTCCTAACACTGCATAAATTAACTTCATCTGTAATACCTTGTACATCTAGAAAACTAGCTAGAATACGAAGTCCTTTATCTGTTAAATTAAAGATTCCATTCCATAATTGCAAGTACTTTAATGTACTGTCTATATTAACTGTTATTTTTCGTTTTATCATATTCTAATATTTTAATCAAAGCATTTCTATTATGTAAAGGTCTTGCATTTTTACCTTTATGTTTATTTTCAGCATAATACTCTGAAGGTTTATATATCTGTTTTACTTCCTTAACTCTATCCGTTTTATCATACTTTACTATCCATCTAATGTCATCACTAAACTTTGCTTTCTTTAAATGTAATAAATAACTCATAATTTAAATTTTTTATGTGTGTTACCTGTTCTTAAACATAAGTAATCTTCTTTTGTTGTATATACTCTACGTCTGCAGTCATTATTATGAAAACCTAGATGATGTAAAAACCTGAACTTCCTTAGTAAAATATTAATCATTTTTTCTTTCTATTTTAACTATACCTCCGTTAATATTAATTATAGATGTTTTAGATTGCTTATTAAATTCCTCTACATAGACTTCTATATTTTCTCTAGTGCATAAAAAAGATAGGAAAACTTGTATCTCTTTTACAGCAAGATCTAAGTTAGTCCTTAACTCTAAAGATTTAGAGCTAGAGTCTATTAAAGTATGATAATCTTCTAAAGGTATAGTAACAGATCCTTTTACCACTTCCCTAATAACTGATGTTCCCCTACAATAAGGTAATCTTTGTCCTCAATACGTGATTTTACAGCTTCTGTTCTAGGATCTACCATAACAGTATCCCCAACTTCTGCAAAAGTACACATTGGGCCAATAGCCATTACTTCTAATAAATTAGATCTTTTAGCATTAGCCATAGAGGTAGCTTCATCTAAAATAATACCTGATTCTGTTTCAGTGATTGTTGGGTCTGGAAGGATAACCCACGATCCATTTGGTTTGAATTTCATAGTCTATATAATTTGGTTGGGGCAAATATATAAACTATTTCTTTATAAATACAAGTATTTTGTAATTATTTTTTATATTTAAGAAAAGTAAATTATTAAAAAGGTGTTGTAGTAACGAAAGTAGGGACTGTACCAGCACCACCATTAGCTACTGCATTTAAACCGTTTCCACTATCATCATTAAGATCAGACTGAAAAGGAAGCCACAATGACACCTTAGTGTGTCCAGAATAATCATCCGTAGATTGTAATGGATTCCTATGACCATTTGAACTAGCTGCTGCGAAATATGCTGCTTCAGTAGAATCTAATTCATAATCTTTCCATACTATCATGTTAGAGAGTTCTCCTGTTAAATAATAACTAGAAACAAGCCCAACTATTACATCCCCAGCTTCATTTTCCATACCATCAGCATCAGTTCCACTAGCAGTGGTAGTAACTGCTGTACCATTTACATATACTTTCACTGCATCGCTTACAGTGCCACTATAAGTAAAAGCTATATGTTGCCAATCGGTAGAGGTATTTCCAGCTATTACCCTTCTGAACCTATTAACTGCTGATCCAGTACTCCCGTCATGTCTATCCATGTAAAGATTAATACCAATAAAAAAAATTCTCCACTCTAAAAGTCCCGAACCTGTAGTCAGGCCTTTTGTAATTACTCCATCATTTCCTAAACCTCCTCCTCCAGATAAACCCCTTTTAACCCAAAATGCTATTGAAAACGGCTCGTCATCAGGAGAACCCGCACCTGTACCACCTTCACTACCTCCAGTAAAAGAAAGTGCATCGTCATCAGGGATAGTAACATAATCATTAGAACCATCAAAACGTAATGATCTAGTACCACTTTTATTCATTCTTGGTATTCCTATTCCAAATCCTAACATATTATTTTTTTTTCATATATTCTTCATTCCTCTTTATACTAGGGAATCCATCAAAATCTTTCTCTACTTCTTGCATGTGTTCCCCACAAGAACATTTAGCCTCTTTAGTGCGCACCTTACCGTCCTTCACTTCTAAAGTTGCCTTATGAAGTTCTAATGACTCCCCACATTTACATATATATTGTAACATTTATGAATTGGATATAGTTATCCCCCTTAGGGTTTTTTTTCAAGTTTAGATTTCTTTCTAGCAGTGCTCCCTTTTATAGGGACCCAAGGATACTGTCATTGATGTTAATTCACCGCACTTACCTGTGTGCTCATTGTATCCTAACTAGAGTTTATACTTAACTCTTTCGCAATTACCGGAGAAAATCTCGTTCTTATTTAGAACTACCAATCCGATGTCTAATCCCCTGTCTGAGTACCGAGGGATGATATTATTGCACTGCAAAAATAATAAAAAAATATTACAATCCTATTAAAAATACAATTATTAATAAAATTAAATATAGTACTGGAGATAAATCTACTTCTTTCATACAGCAAATATAATATCCTAAATTTATATGTATGTTAAGGAAATGTTAAATTTTAAAATAAAAAATTTTTTTGAAGGGAGTTTTGTGAGTGTGCGTACCACTTCAATCAAAGACCCCCGCTATCTTACGCATATTGAAGCACCCCGCTTCAATTAATTTTATTTATTAATTAAAAACATAATTGCCTTATGACAAAGTTAATCGCTCATCTAAAAAGTATCGGTGCTACCGGTAAAGTAAACCTAGTTAATGGACCTAATGGTGCATTCATCAGCTACTCCATTAATGATGTAAAGAGTACCATCCCTGTTGGCAAACGCTCTCAACAAGGGACATTAGAATCATTCAATGTTCTTATAACTGAAGACGGAACAGCAATAGCAACTGTTAATCAGTATGAAGAGGTTGAAAGCTTAGAGTTAGTATAGTATTAAGGGACTTGTTCCCTTTTCCAGCAGGGTTTTTCTTTGTCGTAAAACATTTCCTGTTGACCTTTAAGTGTGTGAGTGTGGCTGCGAGGTCTCATTCACCACTTTCTCCCACAATTTGACACTTCATAGTTTCAATTGTATAAAATAATATAACACAAGTACACAAAAGACTGATGAATCCTTCCGCTATATCCTACTTTGATAGAGATATGGGTTGCGATACAGTCTTTTATTAACATAAGTGCAATTAATAAACAATCACGAACAGTATTCTAGAATGCTTAGTAGTTAACTTGGTCAGAGCTAGAGATTCCAATGATTGCACTTATTTAACCTAAACATTAACTAAACATAAATAAAATGACAAATAAACAAGCAAATTCAATAGGACTTAGGACTATGTTAGTAGTAGTAATTATAATAATGCTTCTTGTAGTGTGCAGTTGTAATCCTCAAGAAACTCCTAATATTATAGTTGTTGATTGTAATCATTCTGATTCACTATCTACATACAATAGTTTTAATGATGTGCCAGCTGGTGCAGATAATATAATAATAATAGATGGGATACTATATCAAAAGGACAGTAATAAAATAGAATGGACACCTATCTATTTAGATGAGTATGTAATGTGGATAGCAAGAGATGGAGATACAATATGGGAATAAATATTAATTAAACATAAATAAAGAAATGAAAGAATCTATTAATTTACAATACGGTATAAAACAAATAAGATTAGGAGCACATCCATTCCTAAGTAAAAAAGGAATAAAAAATGAATGTAGAGGATCTTTAAGAGCTATAACCTTTGAAGATTGGATCCTTTATATTATACTAGAAAATAAACATAAATTACCGTGGAACAAGAAGTAGTATTTAAAATAATAATGGTGTTAGCATTCGTTTGGGTGCTTTCACCATCCACTAAACATAAACAAGGTTGATGATATACCTTTTTAAAATCATCAAATTAAACCATTAAAAACAATTAAACAATGGCAAATCAATTAAAAAGTGGGACTTTGGACACACTTAAAACAGGACAAACATTATTAACAAAAGTAATCAAAACACAAAAAGATGGTATGGTTCAAATCGAGATTGCAGAGAAAGTTTCTAATCCTAACACTAAATCAAGTTTAGGAGAGGGTTTTCAGACTATGTATTCATTTGCAAATGGAAATACTGGGGGTTCACCTCGTAGATTTTGGAATCCAGTAGAAACCATTTATTTAGAAACTATGCTAAATATTGAAGGATTAGATTTAGATCACGGAGTTTACACATTTAATGAAAATACTGGTAAAGAAGAAATGGTATTAAATATCCTTAATCCAACAGCTTATGTTGACCCTCAAACAGGAGAAGCAGTTGAGTTAAGAATGAGAGGTAGAGTGATAGAGACTACTGAAGGGAGTGATTATGATGTAGATAATAGTAGATACAAGAAAAATCCAACTACTAAAGAACCTATATTACATAATGGAAACTATGTCTACAACAAAAATCAACTATTATTTGTTGCAGATATAAGTGATGATGTAAAAATACCACATGTATTTCTAGCATCTGATGTAGTATCAGTGACATCTAAAGTAGAAGCTACTAGAGAAGACGAAATTGTAGCATCAGTAGATTTAGATATGATATAGCAGATAAGGCAATCTGTGTTTTAATGGATTTAAGGGACTTTGTGCCCTTATTTCCATTTTTATATAAATAATTTGTATACTATAAGAAATAATAGTATATTTACAAAACAAGTGTAACTAAATAATTTATAATGAAGAATGACTATAAAAAATATGGAAATAAGACGCAAAAAATTGTGCAAAATAAGATAAAATTAGAAAAAATCAAATTTAAAGGAAAGAGAATAACTAGAGAGGTAGTAGTAAAAAAATGGAATATACCTGATATAATAACAACTGATATTGGGTACCAATTAATGTTTGGAAATACTCCCCCAACTTTGGCTAAAAGTACAAAACCTAGATTAGATGAATATATAGTAAACAGCGTAGAGAAATAACTTAAAAATTAATATTATGGGAAAAATGAAATGGATATATCAAATGGTGCAAGATGGCACTTCAGAAGAATTTATAAAACAATACTTACAAGCTAAACTACAAGATAAAGATGGTTTTGTGTTTGATTCACAGTTTATAGATGTAAAACAAGGTCGCTCAATTATGAAAGAAATGAAAAGAGCTAATAAAGAGTATGATATACATATAGATAGGCAAGCAGAATTAGATCAAGCAGCAATAGAGTTATGATACATTTAATAGATGGGACACAAGATACTGTATTGCTTACAAATCGATATAATTTAGGGAATATTAATGATGTTGTAGAATATTGCTCTGATAAAACAGTACTAGGAGTAGATACAGAGACTGAAGGTTTTGATTTCACATCTAAGAAAATGATTATGTTTCAAATAGGAGACGAAGATAAGCAGTTTGTTATAGATACACGAATTATTAGTATTGAGCCACTTAGAGAAATATTAGAAAGTAAAGAAATAGTTAAAATATTTCATAATGCTAAATTTGACTACAAGTTTATTAAACGCTGGGCAGATATAGAATGTGAGGGTATTTATGACACATTTCTTACTGAATTAGTAATTAGTTGCGGTAAAAGCCTAGGATATGGGCTTAAAGATTTATGTAAAAGGTATTTAAATGTTGAGCTAAATAAAGAGGTAAGAAACTTATTTATAGGCTTGACTGGACAACCATTTACAGATGATCAAATAATCTATGGTGCAAAAGATGTAGAATACTTATGTAAAATAAAAGACTTACAACTACCAACTATACAACAGTATAAGTTAGAAAATGTTGTACAATTAGAAAACGAAGTAGTTACAGCATTTGCAGACATGGAATATAATGGATTAGATTTAGATACTGAAAGCTGGAAAAAGCTTGAAGCATTAAATACAGACAGAGCTGATACATTACAAATAGAATTAGATTTAATGGTTAAAGATGACCATAGATTACAGAAGTTTGTAGCTAAATATATACAATCAGACATGTTTACACCTGTAGAAGAATTAAGAGATATAAATATTAAGTGGACATCACCTAAACAGGTGTTAGAAACATTTCATTGTCTTATACCTTCACTAGATAATGTTAATGGTAAAGCTATGTATAAACATAGATTTAAATTCCCATTAATAGATAAATATGTAAAGTATAAAGAAGCTATGAAACTATGTACATCGTATGGTGATGCATTCTTTAAGAATTTAAAAGGAGATAATAAAATACACACCAGTTTTCACCAAATACTAGACACAGGTAGAGTTAGTAGTAGTAAACCCAACATGCAGCAGATACCTGCTGATAATGTTTATAGGAATTGTTTTATAGCTCCTGAAGGTTACAGCTATGTTAGTGCTGATTACTCATCACAAGAGTTAAATGTAATTGCCTTTGGATCTAAAGACCCTGTGTGGTTGAAAGCTTTAGAAGAAGGACAGGACTTACACTCTACCTGTGCTGAGTTGGTGTATGGGGAAGAATGGTTAACTAGTGGTGAACATGATTGCATGTACATGAGTAAGAAAGAGAAATGCAACTGTCCATCACATAAAAAACTTAGAACAAATGTTAAGACTATTAATTTTGGCTTGGCTTATGGTATGGGTCCTAATAAACTTTCAGACACTCTTAATATTGATATTGATACTGCTAAATTACTTATTGAGAAGTATTTTAATGCTTTTCCATCGATTAAAGGATTTCTTGATAAACTAGGGAACTTTGGTAAAAAGTACGGCTACATTAAAACATTTCCTCCTTATAATAGGAAGAGATGGTTTGTTAACTGGTACCCTAAAATATGGGATAACAAGTCATCAATGATGGAGCTTGGTAGTATTGAAAGAGCTAGTAAGAACACACCTATACAAGGAGCTAGTGCTGACATGACTAAGAAAGCTTTAGTATTAATGCGCAACCATATAGCTGGGAGCAGTGCACCAGTTAAACTAGTAATGACAGTACATGATCAGATAGATACTATATGT